CAAAGTTCCATTTCAATCCTCCAATATTATCTTTATTTCGTTTTGTTCAGTGGGCGGGGGAGGGGTAACTCCCCCAACCCACCTTTGGGAATGATGCCCGCCACGTCTGACGAGCTACACGGTTTATTTCTTTACCATCTTGATGAACTTCATTAAAGCCAGCAAGACAGCCGGTTCAATATTCAGCTCCACAGTAGAGGGTATTTCGACCACATCAATCACGATTTCAACTTCCTTTGCCATCAGCTCGTTATATTCAGCAACGAACTTCACGGCTTGGGGATTCTCAACCATCTTTTTGTTGTCGTCCTCTATCATAGGCTTTGGAGGTAGTAATTGCTGCGGGTTTTCGGGATTGGGTGTGCCATAGGTTTGAAACAATCCATTACGCACCTTCTCAATGACTCCTAATTGGGGTTCGAGCTTAGATGCCAGAATTGCCAGCCCATAGCTGACAGCAAATGGTGGCTTTAGCGCCAGTAGTTTCTGGAGTGGTTCCTTTGCACTGAAGATTTCACCGTTTGTTAGTTTCATCATTCCCTCCGTTTTATTTTAGTGGGGGCTAGTTAAAGCCCAGCCCCCGAAGGCTTGAAGTTTAGTCTGCGTCCGCCTCATCGTAGAGGTAGATGTATCTGACACTACCCCCAGCGGTAGAGCAGAACGGTATGCTACCAACGGCAGCCTTCGTGGGAGTACCTGCCTGATACCCGAGAGCGAGAGTGGGGTCGTTGCAGTTGAATATGGCGTCAATCTCTGAGTGTGCCCCTGAGTGATTTAGCTCCCAGATACTGAGCCAAGCAGGATTGCTTGCTAGCAGGTTTTGGAATTTCTGCATGGAGACATAAGCGGTGGTTAGCGTAGCACCAGCATCATAGATACCGTCATTACGCAAGGCCATATACCCAGGAATTTCAGAACTGGCCCCCAAGTTTATCCACATTGACGCAGCATTGACTTGTCCAGTCGCTATCCCACTTACATCCAACTGGACCTCGAAGGCACCGTAACCATCAGCAAAAGCTGGTGTAGCTATGGTAGCTGTGAACTTGGCCATATTGCCAGCATCAGCCAGAGCAGCTACATTGGTATGGACTATGTTTTGTGACTGGCTCAAGACTAGGTATCTGTCAGTGTACGCACCAGCCTTCTCAAAGGTGCACTTCAGGGTTTGGCTATCAGCGGAGAGTAGATGGTCAGCAAGGGGAGTAAGTCCAGTTATCCCCATGAAACGACCATCATCGTCAAAGTCGCCAACGCCATCAGCATGGCCACTAATTCCGAGCCACAGGAAGCCAGCAGACGAACCCCAGGGTGTGATTCTTGAATCCTCTTGGGCAACCACTTCGCCCTCTAAGGCAAAGTAGGCTCCACGTCCAGCAGCATTAGGCAAGCGTATCTCACCATTGATGCCTGACAGAAGCCCTGTGCTCCCACCAGAATCGTTGCAGTCCACGTAGCCTTTTATGCCGTTAGCCCAGCCGCCCAGTAGCACATCGGTTATCAGTTTTGACTCCAGGGGCCGGCCGGTTTCGCCTGCTGTTTCCCAGGTCTCGAAAAAGCCTAGGTCGCCTAAAGGAATCTCGCTGTGATAAAGTAGCGTGCCGATGACGTGTTCCACGGCGGTAGTGCCCCTCTGTGCCCTAGTTACCGTCAAAGTCTTGCTGACAGTTGTTACAGCCGTGACCCAAACGCACTCTGCGGTACTCTTTGAGTCATCAAGAATAGCCATAAATGGGACAGCAGGGATGCCGGTAACACTTTCAAGCACTATGGAAACATCGTCAGCGTCTATTGCGGTCGTGAGACGAGATTGGAATTTTGGTAGTAAGTGTGTAACTGTATCCATTTTAGGTTTTCTCCTTTCTTAGATTTTATTAGGCTGCATCGTATAGTCTAAGAGCTAGTTCAGGGGTAAGCGTCTTGAATCCACAGAGAACTGAGAAGGTGATGACGTTCTTAAACTGTGAACCCACATAGTCGTAGACTACATTGATGGTCAGCCCCTTGTAGTTCATGGTCACACCTTTCGCTCCACCGATAGGCGGGGCTATTGGCGCTGTAACCATCGCAAAGGCGTTCTTGTGGAACATCAGGTTTTCCTTGCTGGTGGTGAGGGTTTTCTTGAAGGTGACTACCTCGGTGCCAAGCGGGGTAGCAACCTGTAGAGCTGGCCAGAAGCTAATGGTTGCTTGGTTGCCAGCGATGGCAGCATCCGCCGTTACCACATACTTCTGGTCATCACCAGCTATCTCGAAGATAGTGCCCTTGTAGATTGTTCCAGCAACACCGAGAGCGCTTACGACCATGCTCGTAACGCCAGCGAGAGAGATAGCAGCAGTGCCCTCCGCATCGCCAGTAATACTGGCATGGGTAACATGGTTCTGGATATTCTGGTTCTCAAAGAACTGGTAACTGAATATGCGTCCCAGAGACGCTTCTTTTAGAGCCTTGGTATCACCAGTCTTATCCAGGTGGGCGAACGGTTCCAGTGCCAGGAGTGCGGCGGTGGTCAGTGGTGACATTACCGCATAGCGCTGGTCATTAAAGGGCATCTTGTTGTCCACCATAACTCTCCGGGCATTGAGGATGTCGGACACAGCGGTCACGCCGGAGGTATCAGAATAGTAGGGAACATCCTTGTAGAGCTTGCACAGCCTCACATCAAGCTCCTGAGCGATAGCCTCCACCGCGGGTTGAACTATCTGGGTATTGAAACTCATGACGTCAAGGGTGAGGTCTGTTGCCAAGACTTCCACTGGCACAACTATGATTTTGTCCAGCAGAATGTCAATATAGGTCTCAGTGATGTTCTGGTATTCGCCGGTCAGGTCGCCATCGAACTCGATGGCGGTAAGAGTAGCGGGCTTCCGTATCCTCACGGTATTTCCCACTTTGCGGAACTCTTTGGCATAGTCCCTGTAAACCAAACCGGCCATCATCAGGTTGTTCAGAAGCGTAGGTAGCGCCAGTTTCGCTACAACTGTTGGGGTTATGAATGTATTAGCCACTTTAGGCTTGCCTCCTTACTTTTCGGAGGCTTTTTCAAGAGCCTTTTCCACAGAGGATAAAGACATTTCCTCTACTTTCTCTGTGGATAGGGGTCCGCTTTCACCACCAGAAGTTTCGCCGCCATCAGGCTCAAATGATTCAGAGCCTTCGCCACCTTCCCCACCTTCGTCACCAGCAGTTCCCTTGGGCTTGCCGACAGAAGCGAGTTGTGCAGCGACTTTCTCAAGAGTATCGTGGTCGCTGATACCCAGACTCTCCAGGGTTTCGGTTTCCAGTCCGTGATTCGCAGCAATGGTGGCGATTGACACTTTTGCCATGTCGCGGTCAACCGCCTCGCGGTCAGCCTTGTACTGCTCCTCACGTCTTCTCAGGTCTCTTTCCTGGTCCTCCAAGGCTCTCGCTCGCTTGGCAGTCTCCTGGTCTCTCTGGAGAGCAGTAAGGGCGGCGGGGTTGTCTCTTGCCTCAGCGAGCCGGGACTCATTCTGTGCTCTCTCAAGCGCTTCGAGCCTGGTATTAGTAGCCTCAAGTTCTCCCTTGAGAGCGTCCCGTTCCCGTTCTGCTTTAGCCCGAAGCCTTCCAGCCTCGGCAGCAGCATCGCTCTTGATTTTGGCGATGTCGTCATCGGTGTAGACTTTGCCCTTGTCTTTTGAAGTTCCCTTCGTCTGGCCAGAAGTATCACCAGGCTCAGCCGATGTTTTGTCCTTGCCTTCCTTAGTTCCGTCCATGGTCATTGAAAAACCTCCTTTGGCATAAATAGCCCCTGCATTAAGATTTGCAGGAGCTTAGGTAAATTCTTTATTTCCACCTGTCCCCGACCGGCGTGTATCCCTTGACTTCAACGAGATACCGCTCAAAGTCAGGGTTCTCATACCTAAAGATGAATCGGTCTTTGCCTTGGGGCAGCTCGTCATACTTCACCTGTAGTGGAGCCACGGCTATTCTCAGCCTCAAGGTCTCAGCATCATCGGAGACTTCTTTCCACCCCCAGTTCTCCTCAGCCCAAGCCTGCCAATCAGGGTGCTCCAGCCGGTAAAGCCGGGCTTCAATACTATTGCCGCTGGTCTCTCTGGCTATACCCACGTATTCAAAGTATTGGCTCATAAGGCTTCTCGGGGGAATCCCCAAGCCCATTTGCTCCAGCGGAATACGCAACTCCTTGCCCCACTTGATTACCAAGTCATAAGCCTCTGGTGTCTGGAGCCTGCCGCCGTATCCCCACAGAGCCAGCCTAGCGTCAGCTTCCGGGTTTTCCTTGCGGAAGTCGGCTCGCCAGTCCTTAGCCATCTCGGGGTGGTCTATCTTGAATTGCTCTCGTTCCTCATCGGTCTCAAGCGATTCATATTCTTTCCAGAGTCCCCACATACTTTCTGGCAGGTCGCCGCTGAGCATATCCTCTTCGTCCATATCTAAGTATGGCTTGTAAGGCAACCGCCAGTAACTCCGGCCCAGCTTCTCGGTGTCCTCGGCTTTCCTTATCCAAGCCTCGGGCAGCCCGTTGAGTCCCTTTTTCTGGGTCAGGTATTGCTGTATCCGGTCATAGGTATCTTGCCCCCACTTCTCGATGAAGGCGTCTACCCGCCTGTCCCGCTCATCCCAATCGTAGTCTCCTTTTGAATCCACAAGGTCTTCGGTGTAGAGAACCTGCGTCTGGAACTCACCCAGGGCAATATCATCCCGGAAGCCGTATTTATCGCCCTCGGCCTCTTTCTTATCAAAGAAGTCGTATATCTCGGCGTAGTTCGGGTCCCGGGCTACGGCTTCCATAATCGAGCCGTAGTTCTGCCCGGCTTCCCCCGCTTTCTCCCGGTATTCCCTGGTATCTATCTCTCCCTTTATAAGGGAGTCAGTAAGTTGCTGGATGCGGTCATAGTAGATTGTCCGCTCTTCATCCATACGCCCAGAATAAGCCTTCCAGTGAGGGCTATTCCTTATGGCACTATCCGCCTGAGCTTCACCGAAAAGTGCCTCAAGTTCTGGATAGCGGCTGATGAGGTCAGCTTTCTGAAACTCAGTCAACTCTTTCCAGGTTAGTTCCCCGGCTCGAAATGCCTCTTTCTGTTTATCGTCCAACTCATCAAACGGGATTTGCTTGATAGCCTCGTCTGCCTTGTCATAGAAGTCAGTCCAGGTGCTCTCTGAGAATGTCCTCAAGCCGAATATCTCAGCAGGAATCAGCGCCGCCCTGGCCATATCCTCGGGTATCTCGTTGTCCCTGGCCATCCCGGGCACCATCCAGTTAAGTCCTTGCTCCATCCAGATAGGCTCGAAGCGAGTCATAATGTATTTGGCATACTCTTCTTGCGTCTCTATCGGGTAGCCTAGGAAGTCCTTGCCGGTAGCCATCTCAAAGATACTGCCGAAGAATGGAGAGGAGCGGCTGTACCACCAGTAGATGAAGGGGTTATCCTTCTTGTTGAAGCTACCATTTTTCATAATGCGAACAAGGTCTATCGGCTCTCTCTCCCCAACCTCGTTCACGCAAGCCCTAATGTTGCCACCCAGCCTCAGCAGCCCGTACCAGAAGCCACCGATGCCGAAGTTATAATTACCTATCTTCAGGGTCATAAACCTGACAGACGGTTTCCACTCTACCTCGCCGGTTATCGGGTCCTCGTAGACGCAGAAGCCCTCTTTAACAGACTCCCAAGCCTCTTCATGGGACTTGCCCTCAATGGTAGATACAGCATACTGGATGCCGCTATACATCATGGAGCCAGCGGCTATCATACCGCCCAGGGCTGCCCTTGCCTGCGCCCCAGTATATCCGCCCCTAAATATGTCGGCTAGCACCGTCAGACACGCCCTGGTGTAGCTGGGGGCAAACCACATAAAGGTCTGCTCCATCTGCCTTACTGTCATTGGTACACCCAATGATGCCGGGTCTATAATGCCGGTCATCCTGTCCAGCAGACGAGCCAGTTCAAACCCCTGCCCCTTGGATATGGCTTTGGGGGAGAGTATTCTCCAGAACTCATCCCTTACCATCTCGCCGGCAAGGAAGAAAGATGTCTCTGCCCGGTGGTAAGGTTTAAGCGGTATCTTTCCCATCAGCCACTCGCCTCTGCCGCCTACTCCAGTCCTTACCCCCAGAGCTTGGAAGTAGTCAACTGCTCTGGAGCTACCGCCGAACCCTATCCTATTCAAAGCAAGGGGACTGTTCTTGCCCATATAGCCAGCGGCAACCCCCGGGTCAAAGAAAGCTCTAGAAGAATGGAAGAACGCCTTATACCACTCCCCCATCATCTTGGCGCCCTTTACAGGGTTAAACATGAGATAAGCGTGAGCCAGCCCCCAAGATGGCATGCCCTGAATCGCCATAGCCGATAAGTCCAAGGCTGCCTTGGTGATTCTCAATATCCCGGCTATATCGCTGGTTACTTTCAGAACTCCCAGCCCAGCCTCATGCCCGAAGAACTTATTGAAGGAGTCAATGAACGGCTGCTCATATATCCTGCCACCGGCAAAGGGCTGCATGATATAGCCCTCACCGATGCCGGGTTGCCTGACCTGCTCCATCCTGAAGGCTCTCTCTGCCCTAGCCTGCCAGTATGGTGCTTTTCTAGCCTCGGTAAGTGCCCTAGCTTCATTACGCAAGGCTTCGAGTCCTGCTTTGCGGTCTACTCCTGTTTTCACTGGCGGTGGCTCATAAGTTACCCTGACCACCTGTGACTCTGCCTCAAGCCCCTTCACGCCCTCTATCTTCGGCCTGAAGGCTACAGGCAAAGCATCATCGGGCAGCCCAGCCTTTTTCCAGGTCTCGGCAAGTTTAGCGTAATCGTCCATTGACATCTGAGTTGTTACGCCCTTACCCTTGGGAAATACTGGGGTCTCATAACCGAATATGTCCTTTTGAATCCCAGCTTCAGGCATACCAATTTCGGCTTTGGGGACTACTGGCTCCGGCTTCAGTGTAGGTACTTGAGTAGAGTCCACGTTGTCCAGCACTCCCAGCATACGCTTGATGTCATTGTTGCGGCTCTGATAAACAGATACGATATGTTCAACGTCCTTTATGTCCGCTCTCTTTACCCGCAACCTCATAACAGACTCAGCTATCTCGTCAGGTGACATCTTTAACTCTTTCGTCAACTGGTCGAGAGCTTCATCCTTGGGGACTTTGTTATATGTCTTCAAGCCCTTCTGGGTATATTTACTAAAGGGCTGACCAGGATATAATGCTTGGGCTTGCTTGACTGTAAAGTATTCTGGGAAGGTCTGCTCCTTCAGGCCTATGAAGAAGTCTAGCCCCCGATAATCGTCAACCATCCGGGCCGTTGCGCCAGTACCTACCTTCTTTTGCCCGATTAGAATACGCTTCTGTGCTATCGGGTCAAGAGTTAAAACCTCTTTCATCCCGGCAATCTCTTCCTGAAACCTGAGACTCGTCTCCCCAATATCGGTAAGCTGAGCCCCCATAGTATCACGGAACGCCAGCCGGTCCTCATAGTCCATCAGTCTGAAGGCTTCGGCTAGTTTCTGTTCATCGGGTATCCCTACCCTCACCGCCTCTTCCCTGGCCTGGGCTTTTATAACCTCAATATCAATCGCCTCAGCCTTTTCCAGCCTCGCCTTCAAAGACCTGATAAGCCTATCATTCTGAGCCAGTAGCTCTCTGAGCTGATTCTCGGCGGTGGCCGGCCTCTCTGCTAAAGCCCTGAACCGCTTACCCATCTCGGGGAAACGTCTCTCCATCGCCCTCAATGTTTGCTCGGGTATTTTCTCGCCACGGATAGCCCTGTTGATAATAGACTGGAACTTGGCAGCATCGGCGAGTTCGGTCTTGGTCAGGGCGGCCCGCTCCACAATTTCGGGGAACCGCTCAGCCAGTCTTTCAGCCGGTAGCACACCAAACGGCTCCAGGTACTTGACAACCCGGGCATCGGCTATCTTCTTAAATGCGCCTTCAATGTAGCTGCTTATCGCCAGCTCGGGATTGCGGGCATACTGAACACCCCAGGCTATCCCTTCAGCCATTGTCGGGGCTTTCCGGTGCATCTCGTAAGAGGGCTTGGCACCAACACGCCTCGCTCCCTTGACACCGGGCCGACCCCTCAATGCTATCAGCTCGCCTTCAGGGTCAAGACTTCCTTCGACGACCCGGTGAATCCACCAGTCCTCGGTGACATTAGCCGGGGGTACGCCCTCTTTCTTGAGCAGGTTTAATATCTCGGTATTTATCTCATGGACTTTGGTAACATAATCCAGACCGCGCTGCATACCCTTCCAGCTATACATCTCCGGGTGAATGAAGATGTGCTCCAGAGTACCGGCAAATTCTTCCTCGGCAATATAATCGGGCAGAAGCCGCTTAGCCATCTTTTGCGAGTATGCCTTCTTATTGAAGCCAAAGTACCTGACGGGGTCGCTCTCTATATACCGCAACTCCCAGACTTTAGGGGCCTTGGCGTTGATGCCCATTCTGCTTATCTCGGCATGAACCAACGCACTACGGGCCACTATGTCCTCAACGGCCTGCCCTTCCCTCTTGAGCAATATCCTCCAGCCCAGACCCTTTTCGATGCCGGCTCTCAGCGGTGGCACTTTGCTGGCGATGGTCAAAGCTCGCTTCATCCAGTTATCCACCAGCGCGCCTTTGAGAAGAGCCTCGCTCTCCGGTATCTCCAGGAGAAGATTCTCAGACCGCTCAATAATTTGATTAGCCACCTTCTCACCCAGCCTGACACCGATTTTCTCCAGCCCTTTGCCGGTATATTTGATGCCCACTTCCAACGGCTTGGCTACCGGATAGGTGACCCCCCTCTCAACTGACCGGACACCGGCGGCGGTAAATTTCAGCCCCTTACCGATAAGGGGTATCCTGCTGGTAAACCTAGCGGCCAGCCCGAAAGCACCGCCTATCGGGATGAGGTAGGCCGGGTTGACCCATTCCATTGCCGTGACAGCGTATTCATATCCCTTGCCGTACTTCTCGGCAGACCTATGCACAATCTCCCAGGCATTGCTCACTTCCTCAGAGAAGAAGGCGGCGGGACCATATCTCTCAAAAGCACTGTCCAAGTAGGCAAGGAACTCTTTATCAGCTTCAGTAGCCAGTCCCAGAACACTCATAGCCCGGCCACTGGCTTCCATCAGTGCCATCTCCCACGGCCGGCCCACATACTTCTCGATGTAAGCACCGACTACGCCAAGGCCAGCCCCCATCTTTGTGGGAGCCATCCACTCCATCAGGTCCATCAGGCCAGGAAAGCCCTTCTCCCATCCCTTCTCCCAGAAGGCGGGCTCGGTGGGTTTCGCACCCCACGGCGTTTCCTTGAAAGCCTGCACCGCCATCTCGGTCAATGAGGGCGGTATCATCTCCTCTTCAAGAGGGGCAAAGAAGCGGTCTAAGTCCTCATCGGTTACCCCGGGGAGCAAGGCTCTCAGGAGCCCTTCGCTTTCGGCCGTCCTGCCTTTAGAGTAAATGGATTCAAAGAATGCCTCCTGAGTCTCTTCCGCTCTAATCCTCTCGGGTACCGGCATCTCATCCGAGATTGATATTTCGGTCAGGGTTTCCCAGACATCTAGTTCTGGGAAGACCCGGGAGAACGCTTGTTCTATTTCTAACCGCTGAGCTTCTGCTGTTTCTGCTCTTATCCTTTCAGGAACAGGCATCCCCTCAGGTTCTCTTGCCTCTGCCTCAGCCGCAGCTCTGGTAATCCACCTGCCTTCCGGGGTAAGCAGTATATCCTTTTCGGGAACCTCTTTTCTTTCCGGCGAAACATAACTGAAAGCAGGTTCTTCCCCATCCCGGCCCGGGACAATCTTGAGCATCCAGTCCGGGTCAATATCAACCTCCATGCCCATAGACCTGGCCACGTCCGGCGTAAGGAATACCGTCTTCCCCCCGGCCAATCGCCTTTGAATACCCGTTAGTCTTGGCTCTTCGACTTCAGGCGCTTCTGGCACAGCCGGTGCAGATGGTCGGCGAGTCCTTTTAACCTCGCCAAGTATCCTCTTAATTTCAGCTATTGTCTCAAGTCTACCGTCTGGCATAAAAACTCCTACTATGTCGCTTTACGGGGCTAATTTATTACACTATCCTTGATTCCACCTTGCCCGCATTGAACCACATTTCGTGCATATATAGACAGCAACCGTTGAGGAATCATGTGGCCACGCATGAGCATCAACTGGGCGCTCTCTTATTAGTTCCCCGCCATCATCGTTGATTAGCATATACAATATTGCTTTCTTATTGTCACACTTCTTGCAAACAACCCACTCTGGGAACGGCTCCTGATATGTTTCACTAACCGCACCATCCCTTACTTCACTTTGCTTGAAAACAACTTTCATTCAGTCCTCCTTATAGCAAAAGGTTTTTAACCCCGTAAAGCCTGTTTATGTCCCCCGTCTGCCATCATTCTCCCTCTTGGTCATCTGACAATAGTGGACTTTCTACGTTGCATATTTCAATCTGAATGTAAAGGAAAACCTTGCATTTGGGGCAGTATTTCCGCCCCTCAACTATCTCAATTCCCCCTCTACAAATTGGGCAGTACCTAACTTGTTTCATTTCCTTTGTCCCTGTCTATTCGGGGGCTGCTGGCGTAGCGGTTTGCCGCTTGCCAGACATCGCCCGGAACTTCTCTAATAGCTGACCGCCTGGTGCCTTTGGTTTCATAGCTTCAAGAATCCTGCGGTCTGCCTCCTCGTGGGTCAACTTTTTAACCATTTATTCCTCCGTTGGTCTGCCTTCTCTGCCGGTTTCAGCCCGCCGCCCGATTTTATCTTCCTCTTCCATCGCCTCATCCATCCGCTCCATCTCGGTCTGTCGCGGACGGCCACCACCACCACCCTCATCGAGCAAGGGCATCAGGCTCTTGGGTTGTTCTCGCCTTGCCTGTGGTATCTGGGAGATAGCCTGGCCCATAGCCCTTTGTCTCAGCAGGTCCTCAATAGATTGCAGGGTCAGTTCCGCCTCAAGATATTCTTCCCGGTTTATCAGGCTGTGTACCTGTTTCCGTAGCTTTATTACCGGGTTTATCTCTTCCGCCGCCTCAGCCCTCAGCAAGTCCTCTTCCCCATCCGGGTCTTTCAGATGCATAACCTGGCGCCGGATGGTATAGTAGGACATCAAGCCCTCTCTTATCTGGTTTGCCTGTGAGATATTCGCTATGTCCTGTACCGGGTCTTTGGGGAAGTACCGCCGCTTAATCGTGTATTCGCCTTTCAGCCTGGCGACTAGGAATATCTTGCGGTGCCCCTCTTCACCCAGCCTCAGATTTTTGCCAATCTCGATATACTGGTCGATAGCCATCCTGTCCCGCTGCTGGTAGAACATCGCCATGCCCTGAAGACGGGGAAGAAATATCATATCCTTGGATTCAGTAAGCCTGTTAATGGCCGCCCCTGACAGCGGGAAGGTGAGGTTGCCGAAGTCAATGTTCGGCAGGCTACCCCTCTGTATCCTGCCTTCCAGCATAGCGTAGAGCAGCCTGGTGGCATTTCTAATATCAGCGACAGGGATAAGTTTGTAGCCGCCGCCCTTTTCAACGGAGATTACAACGCCCAGACCAGAGGGGGAAAATTCCGGCTGCTCAGCGCTTTCCCCGGCCTCGCTCTCGTATTGCTTGGCGGCAAAGAAGCTGGCCATGGTCAGGTTTTCCAGGACGCTGGCCATCTCATTCATCTTGGGGTAGAGAGCCCTGTTTAGATTGAAGATGCTCTCCCCCTGGTTCACCATCATATCTTCGGCCTGGAGCATCGAGCCGGTGGGCATAGGCTGAATGACCATCGGGACATATCCCTTGCCGTTTCTCTTATACGGATGCTCCACATCGCGTATCTTATTTTCGCCTATCCAGACCTGGTGGTGTGTCTTGGAGTAGGCGGCAAACACAACCTCGTTATCATTGGGGGATATGTCGTATTTATACTCCTGCCAAATCTTGATTCTGGAGCGCTTACCCCAGTATCCTCCCCATTCCAGGCCGTCCATACCCGGCTCGTAGATGACAAATCTGCTGTCCAGGGGTCGAAGGTCGGGAATGAGCTTGTTGTTCCTAACCCGCAGAAGATTCAGCCCGGCCAGCCATCCCCTGACGCAAGCCTGCTCGCAGTAGAAGGGAAAGGACATACCCATGACCCTATTAGACCGAAGGTTATCGGCTTCAAATTCCAGAGCCGATATGAACTCCTCGACCGGATTCTCCTCGGTTTTCTTAAATGAATCGCTTTCCACGACCACCTGCGGGTCCGCTGATTGCATGATGGCTATTACCCGGTGAGCGAATGTGCCGGGGTCATTAAGGGTAGTGCTGACGACCCGGGGTATATCCTGTGTGTCGTCAAAATTTCTCATCTTGTATGGGTCAAGCAGGTAAGTCTTGGCATCCTTATCCATACGCGAGAAGAGTCCAGTAAAATCACCATCCTTTTCCTCTGCCAGTTTTTTCAAATCTTCGCTCATAGGTCACTCCTTGTGAATTACAGTATCTCTACCTTTGATACACCGCAATTATCACATTTATACTCTGGGCGGTAGAAGGAATCGGGGAATCCCATCTCAACATCATCTATATCATTATGCTCTTTATCAAAACCCTTCAGGTGCATAACCCCAGCCCCACAATAGGGGCATGGCATTTTTCTCTTGAATAGCATCGTGTATAATCTATTCCTCATAGCTCACTCCTTAGAGGTAGCATTTTGCCCTCGGCCGGGGCGCCTTCCCAATGGACATCGGGGCCACCAGCATCATCACCACGTCAGCCCGGTCCGGGGACTTGGAGCCTCTCGCCCTCGCCTCTTCTTTCGTCTCGATTCTGAGCTGGCCGTTTGCCTTGTAGCTGTACCGAATATCCTGCAACTGGATTTTCAGCTTGGAGTCATTTGGCAAGGAAAGGGACTCTTCAAGAAGTTTCTTGTACAGCCACCAGTAAAGTTCGGCCCTCTTATTGGAGAAGGACTCGGTATCAAGGGCTTTCTCGCCGACATTTATCTCCTCAACATTAAGGCCGTTTTCCTTGAGGGCATCAACCACGCCGCCGCCGACACCCACCGCATCAACCCGGGTTACCACCGGGTTGTGTTCCTTGACTAACCTGCTGGTTCGGCCGGTGGTGAACACCGTATCCTGGTGATGCCAGCTCTCAAGGGGGAATATCTTTTCCCCCTGTCTCCAGCCGAAAACCGTTTCGTCATCGCCATACCGGGCTACATCGAGCGCCGCAACCTTCACGGTACTGGGGTCGGGGTTAGATTCCTTGCCCATGGCCACTTCAATCAGGTGAAGGGGAATGAGGTTATTGACGCCCGCATCCGGGAAGTTACCCATGACATAGGCCTGGAAGGCGAACGAGCCGAATCCCCATTCATCGTAGCGTTCAGCGACCCGCGCCGGCGCCACTAGGGATGGGAAGGGAAGCTCTTTCTCCCCCATCTTCATTTGCCACGTGCCGTTCTGAATATCCTCCAGCGTAATGCCGAACTCGGTAAAGTTAGGGGTATCGAAGGCAGATATATGGAATACTCTATAGAGGGTAGACGCAAAGGAGTTCCTGAAACTACCCACCGACTGGGTGGGGTTTCCTATCAGGAGTTCCCGGGTGAAGCCGGTGGCCAGGGGGTTCTCAATCGCCTGATAGCACCGCTCCGTCAGGCCGGAAGCCTCATCCCCGATAACCAGCACGTTCACATTATGGAAACCCTGAAACCGCTCCGGCTCATCGGTAGAGAAGCCGATAGCGAAGTGGTCAGCACTGAGGTTAAGTGCCGTGGCGGTCAGGTCTCCGCCCAACTCCATCCTCGCCCCATGAAACCGCTGCCCGATTTCCCGCCACAAAATCTCCTTGACCTGCCGGAATGTCGGCGCCGTGGTTATCACCGTAGCCGGCGCGTAGTTATAAAGAAACCATAGCGCTATACACGCTGCTACGAAGCTCTTGCCGCTCCCCTCACAACTCCGAACAGTTGTCCTAGCGTTCTCCGCCACAGACCGCGCTATGAGCTTCTGCACCTGCCACAGCTTCACCCCGAGCATTGTCTCTATCCACCACGCCGGGTCTATCCGCGCCGCAGCCTGTATCCGGGCACTTCTATCAGATGTTTCGTCTGTCATCTTTTTTTCATCGCTTTACCAAACATAATCCACCAGCACAGCCGCCACCTTACCCAGAACGGCCACTCCTTCACGGCGTTAAGATATACAATCCAGTCCCGCTTGACGTATTTCCGTAACTTCTTCGCCAGCTTACCGTTCATAGCTAATCACCCCCAAAATGGAACGAATCTACTCTCGATAAGAGGAACTCAGGCGTGCTGAAATCACCCCGCTTTGTAACGGGGGGTACCCTACTAACATACCTCTTCTAACATCTACGGCATACCCCCTCTCCCCGCCTTCCCGTTCCGGTCTCTCGCCGATGTCTTGACCCTTCCACCCGGTCAGCCCTGGGGATGAGGGGACGCGTCACCCTCTGATGACCCGCCCTCATAGTGGGTGCATAGGGTGGGATAAGATTCAATCATTGCCTTGCCATATCTCTTAAGATATGTTAGAATTATATTAACCTATCCTTAAGGAGTGTGAAGTATGGATGAGTTACAGGAACTCAGGGAAGCGGCAGCCCGGGACGTAGCTACACTGAGGAAGAAGACCAAGGAACTCTACCGTTATGCCAGGGACAAGGGGTTTACCTATGCTGAGGCCCGAAGACTTGCCGCCACCAGTAGAGAAAAGATTGACCGGCTCGCTGCCTTGAAAGAAAAGGGGTAAAAGGCAACTCCCGTGTTTCCCCCTTAACAACCCCCTTCCCCCTCCCCCCTCCTCCTATTGAATTAAAAGTAAATAAAGAGAAGGCAAAGTAAAGATGGGGGAGCTATGCTGGAGTTAAGCTAGACTTGACAAGGAGTTACGAAAGAGTTACCATAGAGTTAGTGAGGAGTGAAGGAGGTAATAGCTATGGAAACGAAGAAAAAGGGACTGTCTATCTTAACCAGACTCCAGGTAATCAAGCGGGATAACTGCACCTGCCAGACCTGCGGAAAACAGGGGATATTCTTTTATCGCTATGGCAAGCCGGCGGTTGGTTTTACTGAAACCGGGGAGTATCCTTGCGGTCGCGGTGAAGACTACAACGGCAAGGATATTGAGGTCTTCGAGTTCCACCACATCAAGCCCGTTTCCTTGGGTGGCAGCAATGAAGCCGATAATATCCAGCTCGCTTGCCGGAAGTGTAACCGGGGTATGGGCTATCTTACTGAGGAGTACGCCGAGATACAGAAGCTCAAGAAGGAACTAGCCGGGGGGTAACTCGTCACTCTCAGCCCCGGGACCCGGTTCTTGCCTATCCTGTGAGGTCTCAGCAGCATTGGCGGCCACTGCCTCTGCTTGCTCGAGAACGTCCGGGATTGCCTTTCCTTCTGCCTTAGCCTTTGCGATTATCTTCTCGGCATCGTCGGCCAGCTCTTTATAGGTTAGAGGACTGCCGGTATGCTTGATGATGGCCTTCTGCGTAGCTTTGCCAATGCTATGCTCAATAACGAACTCGCAAGCCCTCTGACGGCCACCTGAGAGGCTCTTGCGCTTCCCCTTCATTAGCTCAGTGAGGATGCGGGCGGCGTCTGTAGCGCTACCATCGAGTATCTGTTGACAGTCTGCGTGTTGCTTGCTCTTCTTAATTCGTGCCATTGTTAGGTACCTCGGTTTTAGTCTCGGCCAGGCGTGGTATAGTTTTATGTCAAAGAGGGTGAAAAAGAGGGTAAAAAGCGAAGCTAAAGGGATAGATAAAGGAACTCTCTATTCTATCCCCCCTTACCCCCCTTCCCTTCCTCTCAATGGTAGCAGGTGGGGGAGTCGAACCCCCTCCCCCGGCTTATGGGGCCGGTGACTTAGCCGTTTGTCCTACCCGCGGTAATTGGTGATGCCCGGCGCTGGGAGCCGACTCCAGGCCGGGCTAAGCAAAAAGGGGAAAGGAGCAAGGCGACCGGATGACCAGGGCGGGGAGCCCCGGGCATAGAAGGCCGCTAATTGTCAAGATAGCACAGAACGCAAAAGCTTGTCAAGTGGTAGCAGACCGGGGCGACATCTACGCCTGATTGTCGCCTTTGATTAAAATCTTTATGAAATCTTTATAATTGGGACTTGACAGACAAGGCTGACACTTTGTTATAATAGGGGTAGAGTCGAATACAGAGGAAAGGAGGAAGAGCCGATGTATAAAATAGTCAGGTTTTACGCACCGGGCCAGCAGAAGCGAAGCCGAACAATCAAGACAGGGCTAACACTGGAACAGGCGCAAGCTCACTGTAATGACCCGAGAACCCGGAAGGATGGCGTTTACTTTGATGGCTATACCAAGGAGAGTTAGCCGCCCGGCCCGCTGCTCTGGACAATCGCGCCAGGGCAGAAGCCAGCCGGCTAAAGGCTGAGAGCTCATAAGACCGGAGCTTGATAACAAGACCGGCAGAGCAAGGGGGAAAGGATGAGCCAGTTTTACGCAAGCATAGAGGGGAACCGGGGACCGGCCACGCGCCAAGGTAGCAAGGCAAGCGGTATTCATGGCCACATAAGGGGGTGGCATGTCGGCGCCGGGGTTAGCTGCTTCGTGGACGGAGGGGGCGAGACCGCCAAGGATAGCGTGGTAGTTTCTAAGACCGCAGGCAGCTCTGGCTTTGGCACCCAGACCGGGACTATTGCCACCTTCACCGCTGACGAGCTGACTGGCGGCATACTCTACGAACTACTTGACGCCGCCAAGCGCTACACCATGCACATGGCGGAAATGGACGGCGGCAAGTGGCTAAACAGTGACCCGGCTCAGGAGTTAGTCAAGGCTATCAACAGCGTTGACGACATCTTTAACCGGGGGAGTTAAGCCATCCAGGACGAGCGCCGGACACCCACCGCCGGCGCTCCCCCGGGCGGCTAAGCCCAAATAAAAGGAAAGGGGGACACAGAGCCGATGCAAATAACCAAGGAAAAGCTGGACGGTATCCGGCGGGAGCTGGAGGATATACTTTACCCCGACCGCCGGGACGATGCAGGGGTGCTACACCTTACCCGCTATGACTGTCGGCTGGACGTGAGGCTCAGGAACAACGGCGGCGCCGCGGCCGGGGTCAGGGAGTACGAGCAAGGCGGGAAGTTTGGCTACCAGGTAACCATCAATCCCAAGCGCATCAGGACAGACGGCCAGCTCGAGCGCCAGGTACAGTTTATCAAAGAAACTATAGGGGACTGAAAGAGGCTAACCACTAGAACACACTATAAAGGAGAGGATATGAAAAAGTGGAAGCTATTTATTTGGCGAGGTATCAGGAGCGACTGGACAGATGGCATTGGGTTTGCCGTAGCCAGAACAAAGGAAGAAGCAATAGAAGCCATCCACCAAATAAGCGAGGATTGGGAGTGGGATAGTTATGCTGGGGAACTTTTGATAGTACAACCTGAAATCCACGACCCGCCCTATGGTGGGTGGATAAGTGGTGGGGCTTAAACCACACTAACATAAAGGAGACTGAAAGGGGGGAGCGATGGAACAAACCTTAAAATGGCAAGCGGTAAGACCCATTCAATACGTGGCATGGCGGTTCTTTGACAGCTCATTGTGTGTCGCCAGGAAGTTGAAGCCGGCACCGATGCCCTAGTATATCAATGAGTTCAGCAGGAACTAAGTAAAGATTACTTTAGAAAGGGGGTGATAAAGATGGTATCATGGAACACGGTCGAGTCATCAAACATAGCCATGGTAGGTTATGACCTGGCCAGCATGGAGCTGCACGTCAAGTTCAACTCCGGCGCTGAGTATCTATACCGGGACGTGCCCGAAGCTGTGTTTGATGAGCTCATGGCAGCGCCGTCTAAGGGACGTTTCCTTAACGAGCGCATCAAGGGACAGTACGAATACGAGAGAGTGTAAAGGAGAAAAGATGGACCGAATAGATATTGAGAAATGGGTAGAGGACAATGCCGTAGGGCTGATGCCTGAAATACCACTTGCACCAGATGAGATAAAGCATATCGCTATGTGCATGGAGCACATTTCTAAGTGGTATTTTGAAGATTATCCTATCGGCGATTTCCTCTCTGCTGTAGTAAGGAATGACTTTTGCCAAGCTTGTATCCGCGCCGATGACATAAATAGAAAGGCACTATATCTCTACGCCCTATTCCTCTATAACAAAATACCAGGTGATTGGAGAAAGAAAGCAACGGGAGAACGCAAAGGGGGTGAATGAATTGACCGACAGAATATTTTACCGCGGAGACAAGGGAATCTACCAGAAGGCTAAGGCGGCGGCTGCCCTGGCCGGTAAGCCAGTGGGCAAATACATTGACGAAGCCTTAGAGGAAAAGGTAAAAAAGGAGACTAAGTAAATGTTCGGACTAGCCAGAAAATCAACCTATGAAGAGGAACTACAGAGAGCTACAGACCGGCGGAAACAGGATGACCGGGAGATACTGGAACTCAGAGATAGAATCCAAGGCTTGCTCTTTCAGCAGGATGACCTAGTGAAGAGCCTAGCGCAATGCAGGGATGAAGCCAATGAACTAGGGAGAAACCTCACTGACTATCGGGACCAGGTCAATAACTTCTGGTGGGCAATCTCTCAGCGAAAGGTGGCTATCTTCACCGATGCCGACTCCTATATGGGCAGAACCACGCACCGCTACACCGTATTCTTTAAGCCTCACCTTACCAGACCTGGGGATGTGATGACGCTGTATGGCTGGGATGCTACCAAGCGAGAGGAAAGCCCGGAAGAATGGGCAGTCATCGGCAGGCTGGCTACGCAGATAGGAATACAGGGTTGGTGGTGGGACGATGCTGAGCGCCGGCTCCACAAGACCTACTATGAAATCAGCGCCCTGCTCAAGGCGCCAGCCGACATCAAGGCGGCAGAGGAAGAGCTACAGGGGCACCTTAACCGGGCATCCCGGGCCGATGCTTACCGCAACATAATGGAGTCTAAGCCTGAGCCAGAGGGGGAAGGTAAAGCCAAAGAATAAACGAAGCTCTGTAGTCAACATCTAGTGGCATTAAGAGGGGCGGCTTAACGGTTGCCCCTCTTATGTTGTCTGAACTGACTATAGGTTCTACCACGGCGCGGCTTCTTAGTGCATTTTACATTACCGTCTTTGTCCTTGAATCGAGAACAAGTCTGACATTGCACACATTCACCGACACCGGGGCAATACTCCCACTTTGGGCACTTTCCCGAGACATACCGCAAGGCGCTATCTACCCGCCGGGCTATGCTCCCCACATCCTCCCTCAGACAGTTGGCTATGTGCTGCTCGAGCTGGGCCACGTTTGGGGTCCCGGCCATAAACACCATCTCCAGCAATAACCCATCTAGCCCCACCATCTCCAGCCTACGGTCAATCTCTGTTGCTACTTGGACGGGCGTCTCAAAGTAAGCCCGCTTCTTACCACCCTTGGCTCTCCCGCCGCCCACATAGCCAGTCTCTTTGTGGTCCGGCGGCCAGTACCCATCCCTGAGTAGGGCTATGTGGGGCAAGAGCCAGATAACTTGGTCGATTGACAGCCATATCTCCCTGGGTGAATACCACTCATCAGTCATAACTTACTAAAATCCATTACCATCTGCCGGCAACGATTGGCTGCAATCTCGCAATACTTCTCTGATATTTCTATGCCAATAACTTCCCGGCCTTGTAGCTTCGACCTCAATAGAAATTTACCACTACCCATAAATGGGTCACAGGCAATATCACCTAGGTTGCTAAACATAAACAGGAGGCGGTCGCATAACTCCCATGGCCATGGAGCCGGATGCTTTCCGCTTATTTTCCCGTCCTGCCATCCAGCCTGAATATGCCAGATATTTTTACACCAATCCATCGGCCGGCTATGAGACTTCCCTCTTTTACCAGTACCACCTTGCATATGATAATGCTCTTTTGAACCAAATATAAAAGCCTCAGCTGCCATGCGGAGATATGGGTTGTTGTCACTTCCTATTCCAGTTCCTACTGCGTAGGCTGTGCCTTCATTTGGGGATTTCGCCCATACTAGGGGCTCACGTAATAGAAAACCGGCATCTTTCACCCTCAAGCAAGATTCTGCGAACACAGGCTCACCCCTTGATATTGTCCGCCTCTCTCGCCGACTACGATTTACCAGTTCGCCTTGATTAGCAACAAAAGGAATATTTAGGGCTAAGATACCACCCGGGCGCAAGGCGGTGTGTGCTGCCGCCAAAAACTCCTCCAGCATCTGATACCATTTAGGCCAAGGAATAGTATCATGATAGACATCGTAATCCAAGCCGACATTGTAAGGTGGAGAGGTAGCCACGAGTTGAATATCAGAAAGCCCGGGTAATACCTCTCGGCAATCACCATAATATATCGTTACTCCATCTTCTTGATAATAAGGATTCACTTCACTCTCGCTTGATGGTGAGGCTTCATTCTCATTTGTCGCTCAAACTCCGCTGAGTTCTCTAACAATGTAGCTTGCCACGCTGCGACTGAGGTAGCCGGTGGCGGCGGTATCTCTACCAGGGTCCCGTAATTGTCCCACTGATATTCCATCAAGGCTACCCAAGCTGAAGGTTCAAGGCACCACCATAATGGCCAGGTCTCTCTCATTTACTCACCCTCTTTATGGGGGGATGACATTTTCCGCATAACCACTCCGATATTTGTGACCCTTTCCTCAACCACCAGCCATTCGAGCCGCAGACGTGGCATGGTTCATCAGGCTTTGGTGGCTCTTCGGGCATCGGGCATCTCCTTCTCCCTCATTGAATTTTCCAGTGTACGAGCTCCAGGTAATACTGCTGACCATATCCTCGATTAAGTTTACCACAATTCTTTCTGAAGGTCTCTACCCCCACGATATACACCTTGCCCGTCTCGCGGTCGGTAACGTGAATTGAATAGCAGAGCGGTGCTATTACCCTGTCGAAGATGTCAGCATCAATCGCCCAGGCAATAGGCTGCCGGAGCAGGTGCTTGGAGCCTAGCATACTCTTATGGAATATGTGGTCTCTAATCTCACCGGCAAAGGCACCGCTCTTGGTTCTGACAGTTGCTCCGTTCATCTCAGTATCTCCGCTATCTTGTTTCTTTCAACTTGCCTTTGCCAATTGCACTTCCGGCAAAGCGTTCTTAAATTCTTTCTATTCCAGAAGGGCTTATATTTAAGAGCAATTAAAAATAGCTCACTCTGGAATGTCTGCAAATCTAATACTACATATTTTTGGAGAAACTCCTCTAAAATATCAGCAAAGGGCTTTATATGGTCTACCTCTAAATCGCCACCAATAACACCGCATAATTGGCAAGTGTATTTATCTCGCTTCAGGACTTGAGCAATGAGTTTTCTATTCTTATCACATTGCCTTATCAATTGTGCCAGAGTAAGCCGTCCACCTTTCCAATTAGAATTACCTTCACCTTGTTGTTGCCTAGCATAACATTGGCGTGAACAGAACTTACGACTATATCCTTTCCAATGCTCAAAAGGCTTCCCACAAATTTGGCAATAGCTAGTAATTGTGCTTTTGCCTCTCGGTGTGCAAACTTCACAATAAATCCGACTGTAAGGTATTCTTAGACCGCATAATTTACAGAAATGGTGTTGAAACCTTTGAGGTTTGCCCTCTAGAGAACGACGAAGATTTTTACGGGGATTACATTCAGGACAATATAACCGATTGGTATATATCGGCTTACCACAAATACGACACGAATTCCCCTTTGTTCTTGCTTCCCAAGCACACTTTCTAGAACAATACTTCCTACTATTCTTCGCACTAGGAGCAACGGAAAACTCTCTCCCACACTTTGGGCATATCTTTTTAACATCTCCACCTCGCCAATGCGGGTTATCTTCACCTTTTAACTTTTCTCTGTAGAGTTTAGCCATACAAGCCATACTACAAGTTACACGCTTATCGGCGTGGCTTGGTTTAATTTGAAAAGGCTTACCGCATACAATACAAATCTTGTCCATAACTATATTATATCAGGAAATCCCTGTAAAATCAATGCTATTCTGTCTATATCGTGGGGATACCAAAGATATACACCTACACTTGGAACTTTTCCTAAGATGTTTAGCCATTCTCTTTGAGCTTCAGTTGGATTTCGCTTCTCAGATTTTAGCTCTGCGAACAGCAATGATGCTGTGCCATCTTCATTTTCTCTACACAATATCAAGTCTGGCATACCTCTGGGGCTGTGGATAGATGTCCAAGTAAAATGAAACTTCCAGCCAAAGAGTTTACAGAGGTCTCTGATTTGCTCACGGAGTTGCTTCTCCGTTATGTCCATATCACTCCTACTAACAATAAGCATAAAATGATGAGTGGGTTAGGCATTAGCGTTTTCCCTCAAATTGCAATATAAACCACAGATAACCGTCTTCTCTCTTAGTGTCACAAATTGTCCAGCCTTCATGTATCATACATTGAAGAGCCACACAACTATCAACATCATTGTTAAATTGGAACTTATATTTATATTCAGGGAACATCATTCATACCTCCTTTATATACTCCTCTTTGGGGATTACCTTACGATAGCCTTGTGCTATCACTTGGCTTACCTCATCTAACCCCACAGGAGCATTATTTATGGTTGTGAGGGAAACTGCCTGCTCAGGGTCTATTATGGCAATACGGGGGTCAGAAAGGATTTTGGTTATTTGGTCTTTAAGTATAGCTTGATTAGAACCAATGTCACCTCCCCCATTATATCTGCCCTCACGCCAAGCCTTTCGCCACTCTTCATCTGTCAGCTTTGCCTCCCTCCTCACTTCCTGTATGTAATCCTCTCGTTTAGTCATTACTTTTCCCTCCTGTAGCTCTCACCATCTATCTGCAGGGACTTCCCCTTGCACATCTCTATCAGCCGGTTATAGATGGCATTATCCCCGACCCCACCGCTCAGGTATGCCTTCAGCTTGGCTGGGTTCAGGTTGGCGGTAATGACCATCGGGCGCTCTGCCTTATAGCGGCCGTCCACGATAGTAAACAGGATACGCTGGACAAACCTCGGGTCCAGGACCCGCCTCTTGCCCACGTCATCCAGCACCAGCATCTTGGCTGCTATGAGCCCGTTGAGAATATCGGACTCACTCTCTCTTAACTGCTTCTCTTCGAAGCTGTAGTTATAGGTAGCCTGTATCCTCATAAATAGCTCGGGTTCGGACAGGAGCTTTACTGGGCAGGCCATCGGCTGACCGTCCCAGCGGTCTAGTATCCGGTTACAGATGGCGCAAGCCAGGTGGGTCTTGCCCACACCCCAGCTATTATTTGAGAATAAAAGAAGAGAGGGGTATCCCCTCTCATAGAAGTAAGGCTGCCCTTCATGGTCAGGCAGGGGGTATTTCTCCGCATACTCCCAGCACCACTTAAATGCCTCTGGCTGTCTCTTCTTCTCAAAGGTGCTGAAGTCCTCATTGATAAACTTCGGGGGGATGCCACAGTTCTCTCTCCAGTGCCGACGCTTCTTGTCTATGTCTGCCTTCTCAACGACGATGCGGTGCGCCTCCTCTTCCTCAAACATCTTCTTGGCACACTCCTGGCAGTAGCCATCCCCTCTGAGCAACTTGGCTCCCAGCAACTCGATGACCTCAGCCTCGAATTGCTTCTTACAGTCAAGGTTCTTACATATTCTGGACTCTTTCGTTATGTTCTCGGTCATCTCCCTACTCCTTAATCCTATTATCTGAGGGAAGTCCCAGAGCCAGAACTTAATCACATCGGCACCACTCCCGACTTCTCCTCCCTATGTTTGGAACACAGTCCCCATATCTCTTGTGTTCCTTCTTCGTATTTTGGAACAGCCTCAGTGTGTTGCATCTCATCTTGCTCCTTTTGACTAGCTACCTCATTTAGTATCAGAAAGTCCTCAAGGGTGCTAGGGTCAGGAACATTTCTAGGGCAACTAAAACACCTGTAAACCAGCTTATAGTACATTAGCCTTCCTCCTAAAACTTCTCTACCAGTTTATCCTTGCCCATTATAACGGCACCACCCCCGACTTATCACTTGATTGAATTGTGTCATGTGCGTCACTTGTCTGGATGCCCTCGGCCTGCCACCGCTCCAGTATTGCCTCGATATATTTCAGGTTGCGCTTCCCGTAGACTACCGCCTCATCAATCGCCTTCTCAGCCCACCCAGCGGGGTAGGTATCATAGGCATCCTTCAGTCTGTCAGCCAAGGTGGGGGTAAGCATCCCGATGTTCGACTCGAAGTGGGTCATTAGTGAGGCGAGCCCGGGGTCCAAGACATCGCTCATATCGTATCCGGGGGCACCTGATTGGTCAGGTGGTTTATCAGTAATCCCCGGTGGTGGTGGTATGACCGATGCCGCCTCTCTATCATATCGCCAGCTCCGGCTCTGCTCCCCCAGGAAGCCGGGATACCAGAGGTATTTACGCCCTTCTACCTCATAAAGCTCTATCAGACCATGGCCATTCTTTTTCTGACCATCAAGCTCAGCAAGCCAGCCTTCTACCTGCTCATCGGTAAAGTCTCGAAGGGGATAATATAGCTTGTTCACCAGTTTAGGCTCAGCCTTCAGGCGGCCCTCCCTGTCCAGCCAGGGGAGCATCTTATAATAGAGACATTCAGCCTCAATAGAAACGCTACTGAGCCTTTCATCATCAGCCGTCTTTCTCTTAATCGGTCTTGACTCTGGCATTGCTGTCCCCCTTGCTACTTGCTGGGGCAACCGTTTTCAGGTTGAACGGCAGTTGTTGAGTCTCTGTATGGAGAGTGCACTTCACATACAGGATATCTAGCTGAACCCTTACTCTTTGAGTACCCCAGCAAGCTATTCCTAATGGGGCTTTGAAATAAATTCTCTCTGATGCCGGTTCACTCGGAGTGGATACCGAGCCCTGCACATCTGCCCCTAGTGGAATCTATTCAGTTGCTAATTAAACTCCTACGGCCTCGCTGATGCCCTTCATCAAGGCATCGAACTGCCACTTTTTCAGGTCGGCCTTCCTTTGGATTTTCCATTTCTTTTCCTGGTTGCATATCCTTCCCAGCTCGGAATTGTCCATACCAGCCCGCTTCATCAGCGCATCCAGTTCAACGAGCTGCCCCGGTGTTATCGGTGTCTCATCCCGGGGCTGCTCTTCCTCTTCTGGCTTTTCCTCTTCCGGGACAAAATCGTCATTCTCATCGAGCTTCAAAACCCTGGGCTCTAGCTCGGGGGGTAACTCACCCGCTTCCACATTGACCTTTGGGGGCTTAGCCTTGGCCGACGCTGTCTTTTTCTTGGCGGCCGGCGGCGCTTCTGCTTCAGGCTCAGTGGTCTCGGAAACAACCTCGCCCTCTACTATGCCCTCCCTGCTGGCGCTCTCAGCCACGGCCTCATCCATTACCTCGACCCCCATTGGCATTTCGCCCGGGCGGAGCCGACCAAGCATTTGCCTCTCGCTGCGGATACTGGCCATATTGAACAAGGAATTCCCCTTATCCATTCCGTATGGGGTCTTTCCCTTTGGGTAAAAGCCATAGCCCACAGCTTCGGCGCCGGTTGAAGAGTCCTGACCCTTGGTAATTACCCACAACTTCTCCTTGTCAACCTCACCGAATATCTTGATTTGCTCCTTCTCGGTCATTACCCTGGGGGTGTCATCAACATAGCTGAAAGCCCCCTTGCGAGATGCCATCAACCGCGTAGCTTGGATGCTGACGATAGTAGCCCAGGTCTCATTCCTTGCACCCTCATTGAAGGCGATGAGGAAGATGTGCTTCATCAGTGGGTTGAGTGCATAACTCTGGCACAACAGAGCAGCCCGCTGCTTCTCACTCGCCGGTGCCTTCGGCCATAGAGATTCCAGAATCTCCCCAGCCTGTATCTTGGTCAGCGAAGTGACTCCCTGGTACTTGGCTAGTGCCGTTACCTTGTCCTCTCCAAATTCACGTTCCATAGCTTCCCTCCTTGATTTTATATTGAGCGATTCTAAACCTTCCTTTTCCCATCGGCTGGCCTCTCTCACGATGCCAACGTGGCTCTGGTCCTTATGGCAGGCAAGATAAGCCAGTTGCTTCTCCATTGACCAGAAGAGGTCTAGCTTGCTTCCGCAGACTTTACATCTGTTATACTTCTGTAACTCTTCCAAGTCTTTCCGGGTGTGTTGCTCGCCCTCATAGATTGGCATTGACCCACTCGCTCCCATCCCATATCTTGTTGTATTGCTGTTTCATATAGAATGCTAACCAGAGTTGCTCAAACGTCACTAACCCCCAAAGGAGAGGATTATTTGCACAAGCTACGGCGAAATTGGCAAAGTGACCTGCCACTGGAGCTACAAAGCCAGCTTTCGCAATGAACTCTGGCAACATCGCCTGTAACTGGTCTTGTGAAATGTGATGCTCTGGTTCTACCTTAGTTAGATGATTAGTAGCACGATGCTTCTTGAACAATTCGGCATAATGGGCGTGCCATGATGTATCCCTATTCATAAGTTCCCTAAACATAATAGCTTCCAAACACTCACCTTGCTTGATAATGAGATAGGGTTGCACCATATTTAGTAATTTTTCTGCATTCCTTGAATGAACGTGCCACTTAATCTGTGTCTTCCTTGGTGGTCTAGGCTTGAAAGTGAATATCTTGCCCATTTGCAAGGTCTTCTGCACCCACTCTAATACGCACAGATTAGTATTGGTTATATAGACTTCAATATTATAATGATTGCCTATCTTTCGCCTTAAAGATATAGTCCCCTCACCATCAATCAAGCCCGCTATGTATGCAATGGCTGTATGCGGTATCGGCTTATCAGGTAACCCCTCTTCCATCTTTATATATTGCTCTGAAGTATCCATTTCTACCTCACTGATTAAGGGAGTTTCCAACTACCGTGTATGTTCTGGCCATCAAAGGTCAGCCTATCACACTTGCAAGGTATAGTCCCCCATCCATATCCGCAAACTGGACATTCAGCGTTCATACCACATTTACATCTTCGCATTATTGCAGGTGGTACTCTCCGATAGCTTGAGGGATGAGAACATATAAAACTGACATAGGGCTTCATTGTATCCATTTCTACCTCACTATGTTTGATGCACTCCTTTACTTAAACATATTGTCTTGTCTATGTTTAAGTAATTGTCAAGGTAACATTCATAACAAAGAACAACATGGCACTCACCATTGCCATCACTGTACTTGCCAAGCTGCTTGTTAAAGTAAGCAATGTCTTCGGGCAAAATGGGGTTGATGTCCAGTTTGACATCAACCTGTATGCCTTTCAAGGTTGTCTCACTATCCCCCTCCCTGTCCATTTCCTTGCCACATCTAATACATTTCATTTCTTATCCTCCATTTCTACCTCACTATGTAGGAGTAGCTGACGCTCTCGGTGATTACGCCGGTGTTTCTCAAGTCCTCATCAGCAATCAGTCTACCCTTGACCAGCCCCTCCAGCGCTTTGACGTTGATGGACTCCTGGATTACGGCCGGCGCATAGGGCTCAAACTGGCTGTAGGACTTGAACTTGTCAACGTGGTACTGCTTGGTTTTCTTCTCCTGCTTGATGGCGTAGTCCCCGGCCTCGATGTCCTGGTAGCTGCCCAGAGCATCCACAGTAGACTTCACGTTGGCGATGGTATCAATTATCGCCTTGTCTGTATCCTGCATCTGCGTCATTAACTCAGCACTCTGCGCCTTTAGTTGTTCCAGAAGGTCATTCTTTATAGATTGGAGAAGATGTAGCTTGTCCAGCAGTTCCTTGACCTTCGGCGGGTTGCAGAGCTCAACTGCTGATGCCGAGTAATCTGGTCCCTTAGCCTTCTCGTTTTCCTGTGTCATTTACCTTTCCCCCTTCGGCTTTTGCTTTATCCCTAGTGTAAATCTGCTGAGCTCGTTGACCAGAGATAGAAAACACCCTGCCTATCTCCTTCCAAGATAGCTCAGGGCGCTGCTCAGCCATTAGTGCTATTGCCTTGTTCCGCTCTGTCTTTGTGTTCCTCGCATAACGAACCATAATAATAAGAATAAACTATTTCAACCCTTTTGTCAAGTGCTTTCAACCCTTTTTTAATATTTATTTTTGACAATAAAATATGGGGCTGGCGACCATTAAAATCACCAGCCCGTAACTTTCCATACATCTTAGCCTTAAACCGTCAGATATTGATTCTGTGCGTTCTGACGTGGTGTTTTTGCCCTATTACAGCCTACCGTTAAGCCTCTTTATCAGGGTGGTTAATTCAGTTGTTGCTTTTGTGTTCTCTTGTCGGCTTTCCTGGTCCTGCTCAAGCAAGTGTTCAAGCCTTTCCGAGTGTGCATTATGGACATCATGTATCCTTTTCTCAGTATCACGGCGGTCACGCCTGTACATGAAGAATATGATGACTGCGAGAAGACCGCCGACTCCGCCAATTTGAGTAGCAAATTGCAATAAGTCTATCATCGGTTATCCCTCCTGATAAGGTTCTATGCTATCGTAAAAAGGGGGGTCAAGCCCCCTCGGTGCCGGCTTAGGTTTCCTCTCGTATGCCTCAAGAAAGTCGGTGATGAAGGGGTATCTGTGGAGCTGCTGGATTGGCTTGCCCATCTCACGGCAGAATTCTGCGACCAATTCCCAGCAGGTATAAGAGCGGTCAATTATCCGTGGGAATCTGGGGAAGAAGAACTGAATGGCCGTCCAGACATAGGCTAGGACATCATACTTGCACCCGGCCCGGTCTGCAATGAAGCGCCTTATCTCGGTGGCGTGAACCTCCCGGTCAATCCAGGTGTAGTGGCGGAAGGCTAGTGTCTTGTTGTCCAGCCAACTCAGCGTAACACCCTTCGCTATTGCCTCGGCAATCAGCCAGCCCTTAGTCTTGTGGTACTCGACCGCTATTGCCAGGTGCCAGCCCCATCTTGACCAAGAGGGATTAAAATGCTTCAGTAAGCGGCTGAGTACCTGGAATACTATGCCCCGACCCTTGAACTCGATTATATCTCCCGGCTTCATTTCTTTTTCCTCTTGTCACCTAGCCCCTTGGCAGGTTCGGCTTCTTTTTCCTTAGCGTTGGCGATGGCTTGGGCGACTACAATCTCCTGGAGAACCTGGAGAGCTGTGGCTGGTGATACATTGCCACTGAAAACTGCTTCCTTAGTTTCCGTTTCCATCGTAAAGGCAAAAATAATTTGTGGCATCTCTCACTCCTTTCGCTTTAATTGTGAAGCAAAGAATTTCCATAAGGCTATCAGGGATACGGTGAAGATAGCCGATGCAAGGACAAACTCAAACAGTCTCATCTCTGGGAAGGGGTCAACCAGATGAATTGAGCCGCCGCTGTCATAGAGAGCGGCGAATATCCAGAGCTGAAAACCAGCCGACATTATGAAGAGAGCCAGAACTAATAGTGTGCCAAAGAACTTACCCATCTTCTATCCTATAGTGTGTTCAGTCCAAGTCAATATCGTAACTGTACCTGCTGATGTTTCTACCCTGTAGTACCAGCCCACAGGGACAAGGAAAGTCATTGACCCTGGCATAGCCGTAGATACATTCAGATTGGTAGAACAGCCTACGACAGTTGCAGGTGGGGAGCCAACGCCTATTGTACCTAATGCCATAGAGTTGGTCGCAAGAGAGGCATAGACCATCACCAGCAAAAGGTAGCCACTTGTATTCTGGTAGATTGTATCCTTAGCGCTCCCGATGCTTTTAGCGGTAGAATCCAGCCGAGTAATCTTAGTTCTACCTGTACCAGTACCAGGCGCTATCAGGACGTGCCTGCCTCCATAAAGCTCAGCATCGTGCGTTTCATCGTTTAGCACCCCAGCCTGGAGAATTAGCCTGTCAGCAGAGTAAACGCCTATAGCTGCATCGTTCCAACTCTTAATCCTTATGATGGAGCCAGTATCATAATAGCCAATGGAGAGTACCTTGGTGACGAGACCGCCACTGTAGAAGGAAAGGTTCTCATCGTCAATATCAATTCCACTAGCGCTAAGGGAAACGGCACCAGCACCGGCATAGATGAAACCATCAGCCCCTACATAGCACTGGATTGTGCCGTCTTTGGTGGCTCTGGTGGTGAAAGCTTGGTCGGTACCATAGATATTTATGCCGTGAGTAGCATCTATCTCGACTCCGCTCTGGTTATACCACTCGCCATCAACCGCCGTATCGCTGGTCAGCTTGATATGACCTGCTGAAATGTCGGTGGTGAGGACTTTACTATAGGTAACCCCCTCGCCGATGTTATCAAGGTTCCATTCTACCTCAACCCAGGCAGCCCCACCATATCTGTAAAGTTTATTGCCATCATTGGTATCTACCCATAAGTCCCCTTCACTACTTTCCTCCCCAGTTGGCTCACTATCTTGATAGAAGGTTACAATCTTACCATCGGCTGTGGATTGGGCTGTTGCAGCATTAGTAATAGCCGTAGCAATATCTGAGTCTCTGGCATCTACCCATGCAGCACCAGAGTAGCGATAGGCTTTGTTCTTATCATTGGTATCAAACCATAAGTCACCTACGCTGCTATCAACACCTGCGGGTTCGGTATCTTGAAAGAAGGAAACAATCTTGCCATCGGCAGTGGATTGAGCCCCGGCTGCATCTGACAGTGCTTGGGTAGCATCTGTTTGAGCTAAGTCAGCAAGGGTTTTGGCTGCTACTGCAACGGCATGAAGAAGGTCAATCTTCTCCGTGTAGTAAGTATTCCAGTTAGTATCCCATGTAGCTCTGGTAATAGATGTGGTAGCAGCCATATTATCAAAGACACCTAATGTGGTATTGAGGTAGGTGTTCAGGGCATCATAAGCATTATCATAGTCAGTCTTTGAGACACCGAAGGTATCGGCCTGGGTATCTATGCCGGTTTTCTCATTGACTATCTCATCCCAGAACTTCTTAGCCTCCAACTTCTCAACAGGAGTTATCTTTGTATCTGCGGCTATATCAGCTAAGTCCGCCAATGCTGCGGTAGCATCAGTCTGAGCATCCGAAGCATCTGAAAGAGCCTGGGTTGCATCTGTCCCAGCAGTATTCCAAGTAGCCTTATTGGCATCAGAGACAGTCCTGTAATCGGAAGTCTGGACAACCTCTGATAGTTTAATATGACCTGCTGAAATGTCAGTAGCAAGGACACGCTGATAAGTAACCCCCTCCCCAATCTCATCCATATTATCGGGCTTACCATTCCAAACACCTTTCTCAGTATCGTCAACAGTCCTGTAGGAAGCTGATTGCTCCACAGAAGATAGCTTGATGTGGTGAGCCGATATATCCGCCCTGGCGACTAAATCGTACGTTCCCGCCTCACTGTCTATATATACCTGGTCAAGGATAATCAACCCTTCAGCGGTTAAAGAAGCACTTTTAGCTCTCCGATAGGTAGCGCCATCGGCTATGGCATCAAGAGTAGTCGCTGTCCAGTCTGCTGCATTGTAAGCTCCCGTTGCCCTGGCTGTCGTACACCGCTTAACCACATTTGCATCCAGCCAGAGGTCTCCTACATCGTATGGAGTGGTAGGCTCGGCAGTAAAAGTTCTCCGTTTCTCACTGGGATTGTAGCCAGAGGAGTAGATAATGTTCTCATCCAGCTTGATTTCACCAGCATCAAGGTGCAGGGTCTTCACCCTTGCGTAAGTCTCGCCATCGGGAAGGCTGTCCAGCGTATCCCCTATCTGGGAGAGGTCAATCGTGTTGTCCGGGTCTAGCCAGATGAAGTCAAGATTCTCAGCTTGCAAGTTCGTAACGACTATGTTCTCGGCGTAAATGTCTTTCTCTATGAGCCGCTCGAAGTCTATCCCGGTCTGCTGCCTCAAATCCTGATAGAGCTCCCTGATATGCTTGACCCTTTGCGGTTCCCCGAAGGTAAAGGTCATATAGTATTCCCCAGGCTTGTAGTGCCGGGAGATGGAGCCAAGGTTTCCTGTCCGGGGAGTCTCCGTTTCTCGTTGGTCAGTTACCTTGACGTAATCGAAAAGCTCGGCGCCGCAGTTCATCGGCACTGAGGCAGAACCCATCTGAGCATTGAGCTTCGCCATTGCCAGAACAGCCGCGGCTATGTCATCGGCTTCATCGTTGCTCTGCAATCGGAGCATTATATATTTCTGCTTCGGTAGCAGGGCGTATGATGTGGCATCATTGGCTGAGCCGGCATACGAAGGGCTATCATCGGTCTGAGATTTCACCACAATATAATTCGGTATCACCAGGGCGTTGCGGTATGCCTTCGAGAAGAACGTATGTCCTGTTTCAAGGTTATACTGATAATCGTAGGTATCTCCACTGGTAACTGGTCTCAGAATGTGAATCTTGCCATCGGCCCTGATTCGAGCCACGCAGTCGGTGTAGGACAGCAACCTTTTTATAGCTGCCCACCGCGAGCCGCCGGTGTATATCCTGAAACTATCACGGGGCATATAGGTATTGAGCAAAGATGCCGCAAACCAGTCTTCCCCAGCATCGTCATAGACCACTTCGTAAGATACGCAATATGTCTCTGGAGACGTCCCTCTTGCCCAGCAGTCTATACCATCCCCGGCGTATTTATAGCGGTAAGCACAGTCATAATTCTTGAACTCAGTTATAGGGTCGCCGGCGGTATTGACCTGCATAAACCATTCCTGAGCCTTGACGCTCTCGGAGTTGTAGCCTACAGATATATAATCGGTGTCAGTCCCGCCAGTATATTCCACATAAATCCAGACACTCTCGGCTATTGCGACAGGCGTATCAAGGGTAACTTCAGCCCAAGCACCTGTAGGGCTTAATGCGCTGGCAGCACCTAATACTTTACTGGCCAGCAGCTCATCGTCATCAGTAGCGGTAATCTTAAAGGTTACATCCCCAGCCGGTGTCCCTGTTTTCTTTAAGTAGAAGGATATTTTAGAGACTGTCCTCTGGAGATTGTATAGCCTCTGCCCGGCACCATCCAATGCTACCTTGAGGTCCATATAGCCATCGAAGGTCTCCTGCTCCTCGGTCAACTCCGTAGCAACAGGTTCCCCATCGGCAATCTCGGTGAGCATATCCTTGACTGTCTTGGTATCGGATTTGTGATGGATATAGCTCTTGCTGGCCTCATCCAAGTCCATCATATCCGGGATGCCCAGCAGGTTGAAAGCGCAGGTCAGCTTCCCGGGCAAAGAGTCAAGTTGCTGCCAGGTTATCCACATCGGAGAGGTAGCCGAATACTCCTTGCCGGCACTGGTCACCAGCCCGTATTCTATGACAGCCTGCCATCCCTGAAGGGCTTTCTCAGTGAAGAAGCCATCGCTGTTATTGAAAAGAATCCCCTTGGCGTTTATATGGTCGGGCTCCCAGACGTGGTTGAGGTTCAGCAGCCTATCCTCTTCCAGAACAATATCATCCTCGCCCGCCTTTGAAAGCGTGACCTTAACCAGAGGTTTTAACGTGGCTCCAGCCTGAGCCGTTTCTAATTTTGTGGCTGATAAGTCTCTCAATTTTACTCCTTACTTGATGCGGAAGCTGAAATTGCCCATAGTGGTGTAAACCGGGTCTGTGCCGTCCATAACCTCTATCACACCCCTGTACCAGCCAGAAGCGGTGTCAGCATCGGTCGCAAAGTAGTAGTCATAGATACCTGTTGCCCCAGTAGAATCCATAGCTGAGTCCTCTGTTGCCGTCACAGTACCGTCAGGGTCATAGATGGTAATTCTTATCGGGGTAGATGCATGGGTAGGGTTGACCAGTGCCCCATCCTCATCATAGACATAGGCTACGATTCTGACTGAAGCCTTTTTAATGAACTCTGTAATAACAGTTATACTCATCTTAGCCTCCTATTCGGTATGACTCTTGAGTGTCCTGAGCATAGCAGTAATAGATTGGAGAAGCCGATACTGGGCGGTGATGGTCTCAAGGTCTCTATACTGACCAGTGAGAATTTTAACCAGCAGGACTCTCCCAGCGAAGTATGCTGCGTCACTGAGGGTTATTCCATCGCTAAGGCTCAGGTTCAGGACAAGGTTTTGAGCTAGTGTCTCTGATAGCTTTATCCCATCAGTGAGAATATTATCAAATATACACTGGGATGCTGGGGTATCTCCTGCACTCAAGCCATCAGCGAGAGACAGGTCAATGACAAGATTCTGAGCTAGAGTCTCTGAAAACTCTACTCCATCGGTAACAATGTTATCAAAGACAGCTTGAGCATTGGGAGTATCTCCTACACTAACCCCATCAGTACAAGTGCGCTCATAGATAAGTTTTTCAAGTAATAGAGCATCATCTGACTCCAACAGCAACACATCAGTGCCTCGTTCTAGTACCAGCCTAGATGCCACCTATTTCTCCTCCTTCTTCTCCTTCTCCTGAAGGTAGCCCAGCAATCTCTTTTCACCAACAATCTTATTGACTATCTCTTGTCTTTGCTGCTGTAGGAGATTGATGTTATCACTGAGCTGATTGCCCTGATTAACTAACTGCTGTATTACCTCTTGTGCCTTTTCCTGTTCCTTCTTTAGGTCAATGTCCATATTAGCCTATCCCTTCGTGCTCCTTTATTTTAGGTAGTATTACATTCTTGGCAAACTGCTTTATCTGAGCTGTCTCGGTTGGGGGGAGTTCTAATTCCACACCTTTCCTGCCCAAGTCACCATACTCACAGCTAGTGCCATAGTGAGCGGACAGGGCAACATCTACCTCACCAGCATCATCTACCTCAAAGACAACCTTTAGCTCCAATGGATTATGTAGTTCTTTCATACTAGCCTCCTTATGTTGCTATTAGTCCGTGAGCCCTGCATCGAGCAAGTAACAGATTAAGCTGGGTTGTTACTTCACCCAAGTCCTCAGCAGCATCTGCTACAGCAGCACCTTGAGCAGCTACTACCTGAGTGCCTGCTACTTTGTAATATTCATCTACATCCACCCCTACGTCAAACCATGCAAGACCAGCACCAGAGAGGGTCATGGCTTCATTATAGAGCGCCCCTGCATTGGCAAGTCGCACTACAAGCTCAGCATCTTCTGCCCCATCGCTTACACTTACATTTTTAAATATCAAATCAGCAAGGGTCTGTAGCTCTGGTGTAGCCGCATCATTGTTACCTTGCACCATCATTCTAAAAAGCCAGTCACCGACAGCAGGACTTGCAGAATTATTAATCAGTGCAAAGAAAATTCCATTACCACTGCTTGTAGATGTAATATGTAGCCCTGCATTGCCAGTAGTAGTTATCAGCAAGTTTCCACTCCCAGCATCAAAGACCTGACCATTGAGAGTTACTGTGCCACCAAGAGTAGTTGCAGGCAAAGAAGCTAACAGGTTAGCCATTGTAATCCGTTTAGACTCCGAAGCAACTGCCTCTGAAACATCACGGATATATACCTCATCAGTAGTAGCAGGAGCAGCTGCTAATTCAGTTAAAGCACTAAGTTTCGTATCAGCCATAATACCTCCTAAACCCCGTCATCCGCTGCTGTGACTGTGTAGGTCAGGTTGATAACGTCATCATCAACTACTGCTCTGGAACTACCGAACTTGGCAGCACAAAGCTCCACATGAGCTCCATCATCTGTGGTATCTCCCTTGGTAGAACTACCGCCAACAAGGGCAGCACCATAGATTGTCTTGCTGGCATTGAAGGTAAAGGTAGCTTTGTTGGCTGAGTTGGTGATTGACTGGCCTGATGCAGCAGCCTCATTGTACTCAGGTCTAGTGGCCTCATCAATGGCTGCATTGACCTCGGTGTAGCCTGGTGCGGCGTAGTCGTGCGTAGCCAGTATGGTAGTGTCCGACTCAAACAGCACACAGTAGAAAGGGTCTATCAGCGTCTTGCCATGAAGGGTTACATCTAACATATGATTAAGCCCCTCGTTGACAATAAGGTTGCTGAACTCCTCCTCCCACATGAGCCGGCGTTCAAAGCGTCCCTTGGCGTCCCTGAACCTGTTGCCGTTCTCATCATGCCAGCGATAGCACTCGGCATGGAACAAGCCTCTGAATTTAATTCCTGATTCTGTCTGCATTGTCTTAACCTCCCTTTTTATTCTTAGCTGGTCGGGTAGAGTTGAGCCCGTCTCTGCTTGGTGATTAGTCTCAGGTCCCTCTCGTACAGGGCGAGCTTGTTCACGCCCCAAGCCTGCATCTCACTCGCAGTTCTCATCCCGCCGACCGGAACCGTATTTATCAAAGTCTTCGACTTGGCGATTGCTGCCTTGGCGCAAACCCCTAGTACCAGGACTCTCTCAAGTCTCTGGTCAAGGGTAGACGTGGACTCCGTGAGCTGGTGATACTTATGGCAATACAGGTAGATGGCCTGGTCCGCGGCCGGGCTGGAGTCATAGGCAAACCTCAAGGTATTGCCAAAGACAGAGACATTCCGATAGTCCGGCGGCTCGTTGCCCACCGGGAACTCAGCGCACAGGACTTTAATCACGTCAGCTATGTTGCTGATGTCCAGCTCCAATGAGGCTGCCGTAGTCACCAGGGCGGTGCCGTCATCATCGGTTGTTACCTTGACCTCATACGGTCGCCTTTCTGAGATTTCCGTCAGGCAGCTTGCGATGTGTATCTCCAGCTCATCATCATCGAAGTCCTGGTCTGTGGAAGCGGAAAATTCATCTGAGAGGAACTGGCGAATAGTAGACCTGATTGCCGATAAATTCTTAGTCGCCATAACTCACCTACCTTCTATTGCTTCCACGCCCTGTGCTCCGCGTAGATTTGCATCCCCCACGTCCTCTGTTTGCTCTCACGCCACCGCCACTACCATCTTTCCTCGGTACACCTTTTGTTGCCATGATTTACCTCCCTTACTTTCTGGCTTTCGCGCCGGTGGGCTCCCAGCCAGCTTCAATACCACGTAGCAGATTGATTTGTCTCTGCGCCTTTATCCTGCTGTCGTGCCGGCCTTTGACATCTTTGGTGTCCGTGTTGAACACCACGAATTTGTCGCCTCTCTTCTCTATTGCGTACGGCATTGTCTACCTCCTATATCTCCTGTATCTCCACCCAAGTATTGCAGGTATCCCCACCACTTTCGTTTTTTAACTCGGCAGTGATTGCAGTTCCTTTGTTAAAGATAAACTCAGTCCCAGACGGGGCTGCTAATGCCACTCTCTTATTCGCCTCAAAGATAATGTAATCAAAGTAGGTAGTTCCATCCTTGAGCTTCATTTCATACCATTCGCTTGTGCTTGGCTCGAGGTTAAGTCCGACAATCCTAAAAGGTCTATCTCTAGCAGCCACGACCGTTGTTACCGTACCATAGGTATTGGCGTTGGCGTGTGTCGGGACTGACGTGCCACTCAAGTCATCGGGTAGGATTATAATCGGGAAACTCCCCTTCATATTGTTCCAGTGATGGTCTCCTACCTCATCATCTACATTGGTGGTATTACCGTGAAAGGTAATATCCGTGAAGTGCTGCCCGTTCCCTGCGTCAAGGTCTAATCCAATTCCACAATGCCCGATGTCTATATTTTTGAAATGGTTAGAGTCTGCGCTTGCACCCACAGTCTGAATACCAGCCAGGCAGTAATGTATAAGCAACTTTTCAAAGTAGGAGTGGGCGAACTGGTCAACAAGGATACCAGTCATCTTCGTTGATGTTGGCTCACCCAGAATGTGAATGTCCTCGAACTTGGCGTGCTTGGCTGCTGCACCATCCAGCCACAATCCTACCTTAGCACTGGTTAAGTCCTCGCCCATAAACTGCAAATGATACCCCCTGCATCCGCCGTGAGTCATTATCAGCCCGTTGTTACCCGTACCAAGATTAAAATTGAGGTCTACTACTGCCGACTTCCCCGTGAGTTTCATTATGGAAGTGGCTGAGGCGTGGGTATTCTTTATCTTTGCCCAACCCCTGTGCGTGCCCTTTAATATCACATTGGCTGCCCACGTGGGGTCGCCAGTAGTGTCAATGTCGTAGTTGGTGGTATGGGGGCTTATCAGTATTAAGGTGCAGTCATCCGTATCCGTAGAGGCTTTATCTAAGGCAGCTTGTATTGTAGTATAGGCAGTTCTCCATGATAAGCCATCAGCCCCGCTACCATTTGGAGACACCCTTAGTGTAGCCGTAACTGCTCTAGAAATAGAAGCATCCCCAAGCATGTCCTCCTGGCGCTCTGCCAACCTGTTAAGTCTCTCAATCTCACCTATCATGGATACCCTAACCTACAAAGTAGTCTGTGCTCATCGGCTGTTAAAGCCTTCGACCAAGCTCTAGGTCTGTGGAATCTAACCTTTGCCCAATTTTGGTCTTCGGTAAACCGGCAGCCTATCCTTAAATCATCAGCAATACTTGAACCAGGGTCAATCAACCCACCTGCTGAAATTAAAGTCGTCACTGGCTCACCATCTTTGTAGTGGTATGCTGCCCCACCAATACGGCTGTAACTCCACAAGTGCCATGCATTAAAAACCCATCCGTCAGAATAAGATGCCGTACGGGTTCCGCCATGGTGATGCCTTACGGTCAAATATCTGTGAGTTCCCGTATCATGCAAATAGACTTCCCATCCAGAAGCATTGAGGACATACTTCCCTATTACAATCTGAGAGTAGCCGGTACTTGACCAGTAAAACCACACGGCCAGACTATAATCGCCACTGGTAAAATTAAGGTTAGGGCAATCCGCTGCGGGTATATCGTAATACTGGTCTGCATGCACTGTTGGATATGCCGCGTTTAAGCTAATCCCATAGCGCCCAGATGCTAACTGCATCCATAATGGAGTCCCGATAGCTGTGTGCATCGTTGCCATGCTGTGGTTTTTGGACTCATCATGCAAGTAGGCTCCAGTAGCCTCCAGCATTGACAAGTCTAGTTCTATGTTTTCATTCAGCCCTAAGCTATCATAAAATGTTCTAGCCATTATATCTCGTAAAATGCCTCCCAAGGATAAGCCCTGGCGGCCCCTCCAGTTCTTTCTATCGTTATCCAAGCCCCAAACCTATTGGGGTCAAGGTCTACTATAATCTTCTTATGGGGTGCTATAACGCCTGCAAATTCTAATTCGTCCTCCAAAACAGGGTCAGAAGCACCTGCTGCACCCTGAGAATACTGTCTAATAATAATGGTGTCGCCAGCCTGTTGCTCTCTACAGTCTATCTTGACACATATCGGATTAAACACCCCCAACGGAGTAGCATTGATATAGACATCCTGCTCTGTGCCATCTGTCGTTACCGTGCCCCCTGTCTCAGACAAAGTAGGTAAGGCAGAGGTAACCGCCTCAATAAGAGTCGTATCTACTAAGATAGCATCAACCACCGCATCAACAATGGCAAGGGCAGCCGCTATGTCGCTAACGTCTACTTCTAGGTCATCAATGGCTGACTGAAGGATAACGATGGCAGCCAAGACAGCAACGTCATAGTCTATATCGTAATGCGTTCTAACTGCCATCTAAATACCCTCACCTAAGCGGTCAATCCGGTAAGTGGCCTGGCTGTCTAGAACCTCAGCCTTTACCTGAAGTATCATCCGGGCATAAGACCTGTTATAGAGAAACTCAGCTACCTCACCGGCATCCAGTGTCTCCTCCGGCACCTTCTCATCCTGAACCGGGGCTTGGGTATCAGCAGATACAGTAAGCGACATCTGTGTTAAGAGCTTATATTTCAGGCCGTTCACGGCATGGGTATTCTTCAGTAAAAAGCTCTTCCTCGATATGGTCTGGGTAACCCAATCCATAGCAGTAACGTAATCGTTGGTGGTAGTGCCGGAGAGTTTTCTCCAGACCGACCACGGTTCTATAGTAGACCTTTGCTCGTCTCCCAATGACCTACTCCTTTATTTCTTGGCTTTCTTTTTACGCTTCTTTGGAACCGGGGGTGGTGCTGGCGGTTCAATTATCTCTGCCACAACCTCTGGCGTTGATTCTGTGACTTCCGGCGTAGGTTCTGGCTCTGGTGCCGGTGCCGGGGCCAGTTCAACCTCGGCTACTGGTTCTGGTTCGACCTCTGGCTCTGGGGGCAGGAGTTCTCGCCACTTGCCTGATGTTAGACAAACGCCACAGACAGGTTTCTTTTCTCCCCAGCCTCCATCCATTAGCCGGCCGGTTTTGTTTAGCCCGCAGACTGCACAAAGTTCCATTTCAATCCTCCAATATTATCTTTATTTCGTTTTGTTCAGTGGGCGGGGGAGGGGTAACTCCCCCAACCCACCTTTGGGAATGATGCCCGCCACGTCTGACGAG